TATAGTACCACATGCATTCATATCAGTTTCATCGTAATATGTTTCTGCTCTGCTTAAGAAAGAATACATTCTCTTTATAGTTTCAACTGATAACTTTTCACCATTTGCGATTTGCTGTGCTCTCACTTTTCCTACTTGAGTTGCACATTTGTTACCATTCTTTTCGTTTAACTCAATACCTCTTTTAGCATTATTTTTAATCTCATCAGAATAATCCGAATACGATTCAAACATAGTTCTAATCTTTGATAATACAACTAATGCTTCATCTTCAGTTAAATCATTAATATCTTTATCCATTAATTCTAAAACAGCTGCTGCCTTAACTAACTTATGTCCAAATAATCCTTCAATTGACACAGATTTTACTTTGCCAGTTTTAACATAATCTTGCCAAAGCTGCTCATCATTTACTTTCATAATGACAAACCAGGTGCCGGCAGGAAATATTCTCGTAAAATAATTAGCTGATTTATCTTTTGTAGATGATTTACTTACCCAACTCTCTACTACTGTCACATCACCATCTATGTTTTCAGCGTGTTCAACAGTTGCTTTATTCTGATACCCCTTTATAAGATATTGTTGGGCTAATTTCTCAATAGTTTCTGCTGTTACAAATACTTCGTATTCTTGTCCACTTCTTTCGTCCACGCGATATATGCGCTTATCAGGTATAAGAACAGGTGCTACAATAGTCCTCTTAGAGTTATCAACAGTAGCAAATTTAACTTCTGTTTTACCTTCTTTTGAGAAATAAACCCAGTCTGCTTCGATTGCCCCGTTCAAAACAAGCGACAATGCATAGACTTCATCAATGTTTTCATCCTCTATAATAAGTTCGTATAATTCCATGTCCTTTAACAATTTAATTTACCTTTATGGTTATATATATTTATATATTATCCACCAAATGTTGCTGCGTTTGATGTTCTGCGGTCTAACGCTTGTTGTGATGATACATCTCCACTAACTACATAAGCCTTTATAGGTTTACCACTTGCAGCAGCTAATGTAGATGCTATTTGTGAACCTGGTGTTGCTGCAGCTGTACCTTGTATTTGTGGTGCTCCCGCTGATTGTACAGTTGGTGCCGGTATTGATATATCACCACCTCCACCTGCCGATGCTACTCCACCACCTCCACCACCTGGTATTCCTGCTTTATTAATTGCAGATATACCTTTAACTGCTCCAGCCACAATACCAGCTGCCGATAATGCACCTGTTATTTTAATTTGTGCTAGAGTTCTTGCTAAGTTTGCAGTAGCTGGGATTGCTGTAATTGGATTTGCTATAAATGGTGCTGCCGCTGCGGTTGCCGAACTTATACCTCTGAAGGTATCAATTAAAACTTTACCTAATGCAGCTCCTTGCTCTAATACAATTCCTGCGATTGCTAAGGCTTTGTTCTTACCCGCAATCTGCGTAAGTAATGAACCAAACCCTTGTACTAAATCTAATTGAGATTTTTGTATATCTGCTTTAGCTTGTAATTCAGCTTGGTCTATTGAAGCTCTTTCAGCTGCAGCTGCTTTGGCAATTGCAGTTCTTTGATTTTCAGTTAATTCTTTATTAGTTAATAGTTCAGCTTCTTTTTGAGATATTAAATCTTTTCTTTGTTGGAATGTTAAGAAATCAAATTCTAATTGAGTTTCTATACCTAATAGGTTATCTTCTCTTTTTTTATCCGCAGCTGCTTTATCTTCTTCTACTTTCTTCTTATCATCTTCCTCTTTCTTCTTCTTAGATTCTTCTATCTTTTTAGCTTCTTCATCATCGTACTTCTTATTGATTGCAGCTATTTCTAATCTACCTTGCTCTAATACTGATGTTTTATCTTTAATACCAGCTTTCTCTAATGCTAATAATCTTTCGTTTTGTGCTTGTCCAGCTTTGAATATCTCTTGGTCTCTTTGTTCTAATGTAGCAACGTATGCTTCAGTTAGTACTTTATTTGCTGCTTCTAAGTTCTTAGCTTCTTCTTCTAATCTTTTCTTTTCCGCCTCTGCAGCTTTAGTATTAGCTTCTGTTCGTTTTTTGTTTTCTTCTTCAGTTTTCTTAGTTAGTTCTTCCTGACGTTTCTTTTCGTTTTCGTTTGCTTTTTGCTGTACCTCATCTACTGATAAAGTTGCTTCTTTAATTTTACCTTCAGATATACCTAAGAACTTAGCAAACTTTTGGAAACCCTCTGCTACCTTCTCTAATATAAAAGCAAACCCATTAAACAAAGGTACTGCTACCTTTTCAACGGTTGCCAATATAGGACCTAAAATACCTGAGAATGCTTGTGATAAACGATTAAGAGTTTCTTGTCCTTCTGCAGTTGAACCTAATGCTTTCTTCATTAACATTAACCCTGCAGCAACTGCTGCAATAACTGCAATGATAGGGTTTGCAATAAGAACTTTAAATGCACCATCTAATGCTTTCATTGCGTTACCAGCTGCTCCAGCAGGTCCAGGTAATGATGCTAATTGGTCATCAAATTGTTTAGCTTGGAATTGAACCTTTTCTAATCCTTCTTCTAACTCATCTAAATCAGCACGTAATTTATTAAACTTTACTTTATCACCTGCAGCGGCTGCTTCTTGTAAATCCTTTTGTGTTTGACGTATTTGTAATTGAAGCTTGACAAAGGAGCCAGCAGTTTCTTCGGCCTTATCACCTAAGTCTTCTATTTCACTGGCACCCTTTACTTGGGTATCAATTACGGCCGTATAGGTTGTAGTATTATCTGCCATAGCTATTTTTTACTTTTCCAGATTCTTTTTAATAACTGTTTAGCTTCCTTTATGGTTTGAGGATATTTGTATTTACCTTTGGCAACATCAATATCTTTGGACACTCCATAAAAGTTATCTAAGTTCAATAAATCAATTACAGTCTTTATCATATCTATTTAACACTTTTATTAAGATTTGTTAGTGAGGGTTGATTTGGAACAAAATCATACACTTATCGTTGTAATGTGGGTATCCTACTTCAAACTCCTCATTTATTAGATATATTGGTTTTAATACAAATGGTTCTACCATAAGATTTATACACTTCCAACCACCATCTTCTATATCAGTATTGGTAGTCCAACGTGTGAATGAGGTAGCAAGTAGGTATTTACTCCCACTTCTTTTTATGTTATCTAATGCTTTGTGTACGTTTTCGTTTGTTAGGTGTCCTAAACAATCTCTAACAAATACCAAATCAACTTTAGGTAAATCATCTGATGTTATATCTAATGCTCTAAAATCTACACCTTCGTATTTAGATTTGTTTTCCTCAATTAAAGGTTTTACAATATCTGCACCTATATAAGATGCTCCACATAAATCAACGTTCTTCATCCAATTCCAATCTCCGCATGGGATATCTAAAATAGATTGTATATTATACTTTTGTAATAATACAGGTAATTCCTTACTAATTGATTTTGCATATTCTATTTCAGAACCTAATCCACTAACACTTTCAGCAGATTGCCATAAGTTCTTTTGGTATATTTCGGTAAATGTTTCTTCTAATTTATACATAGTATCCATTCCATTTAATGTTTGAGTAGTATCCATATAAATGATTACTCCATACCAAACCTAAACTTGGATAACGTGTTAACATTTCTAATGGTGTTAAATCCGATTGTTGATGTGCTTCATAAGGGTTTATCAAATGATGTTCATTATGATAAAAATCTACTCCACCTTGTGGGCATATATAAGGTACTGCTACTAATACATTCTTACATCTACTCAACACATTATGTGAATCTTCAATTGTAAGATGTTCTAATACATCTCCTATAATTACAAAATCATAATCAGATATATCGTAAGTTACAATATCTCCAACGTATATGTTTTTATATTTTTCTTTTAAGTTATATGCCTCTACATATCCATCATAGATTTCTAATCCATCTATGTGGTAACCTAATGGTTTTAAGTAATCTGCATATGTTCCAACACCAGGTCCTACATCTAATATTTTAGATTCAGTTGTGGTGTGTTTTTGTATAAACTCAATTGCTTCAGTTTTTCCGTAATGATATGAGTGTGGCATTATTTTAATATTGTTTTTTGTGCTGTTTCTTGTACTTGTTTCCAATAATAGGAAGATGCTCTTTTTTCATCAACTTCCAAAACCTCATCATAAGGTAATTTACTAATGTACGCACCTTTAAAAAATAAACCTGCCATATCAACCGTAACACCGGCATTGTGAAGTATCCAGTGTTTTTCAATTCTATCAACCGGGTCAGTACTCCAACCAAAAGAAATTCTGTCATCAACTTTAGTTTCGTGTCCTGATAACCAAGCATTCCAAAGTAAACTCCACATACCAGCTGTCCATTTCTGAATTGGATAATCACCTTCATACTTTTTTACATATAACGGTTCAACTTCACAAAAGTAATCATACATTGTGATAGCATCTTTTTCTACCTTATCCCAAAACTCCCAACCCTCTCCATTAACAATATACTGAGCTCCACCTGAATGTGAGTTCATTAACTTTGGTATTCTTTTATCTATACCAATAATCTCACACATCTTCTCATAGATGACATTATCTTTTTGTTGGATATAATCGTAATTGATATAAGAGTTGGTATCACTTAAACTCCATACATTTGTTTTACGAACCCAATCTAACTCAGGTCTACGCGTAAATATGATATCACTATCGTGTAGGAAAAGAACCTCGTCCTTCAACTCTGGATGAGCTTTGAGGTGATTACTCATTAAGTTAAAGTAAATGGCAGGAATGTACTTAAAATCACTCCTGGTATCATTGTAAAAGAAGAACCTTACAGTGTTGTAATGGTTTTGTAGTTTCCTCCAATCTTCAGGTACGATATCATTATTTATCGCACATAGAATATCAATTTTATTTGGATTTACTCCATGCTTAATGAAGTTATTAATTAGTACTTCAACTTGCCAAGTATAATATGAATTTGCTGGTTGAGCACAAATGAATCGGATGTCTTGCATAACGTTAGTTTAATTTATTTAATTACCTATCATTTAACAATTCAAACAATGTTTGTGATTATACTTATAAAATTTGAATATATTGTGATGTAGGATATTCTAAATCAGTTAATCTCATTGCAACGGAACCTGTTGGTAGTAATACAGATGCTGTTGCTCCTGCATATGGTAGATATACTTCATTCCATTTTACTGAACCGGTAAAGTATGTTCCTACGTTTGCAACTGTATTTGGGGCATATACAAATAAATCTATACTACTTGTATAAAAATTAGTACCATCAGTTGAGTATTCAACTAAAAATGTTGAACCTGTATGAGATGGTATTCCGCTTATACTGTTTAATGTTATTTTTCTTTGTTTAAATATTCCTGTCCTCATATATTATTTATTAAACTATTTTCCATGCAGCAGGTATTGAAGCATAATTTGATGCGCTAACGCAATTTCCAAACATCCCGTCTCCGCCACCGAAGTTTACTGTCCATGTACTAGCACTAGGTGCATTCCAAATTGGTGGTATGCTACCTGTTAAATCATTATTAACGGTTGCCATTTCAAACATACGATATGTCGAACTATTTAAACTACCTGATACTTCATCAAAGAAGTTTGGTGGTATTGAATTTATACTACGTGCGTTTCTAAACATACCAATTCCTAATAATCTAATTGAAGCTGCACTATTTTTATTCCATAATGTATTTGGAAGTTTGTTTAGTGTAAAATTATTTAAAGCAAACATATTTGTATGACTAACAACATTCGGTGCTCCAAATAAGAAGTTTTCAGGTATTTCTGTTGTGAAACCAAGAGCAAATGCACTATTAAATGTGTAAACATTAATTGAATATTTAAACAAATCAGCTGGATATATTGATATTTGTGGTCCTTGGAATCCTGATGCACCAAATGCATTTTGCATTTCTTGTATTGAGAAAATACCAGGTTGACCTGATGGTACTTCGGTTAATACAGATGAATTAAATCCTAAAGCAAAGCTATTAATGTTTAAAGAACCCCATGTTTTAATCTTTGTTAAAATTAAATTTAAAGCTCTTTGATTACCGCTAGTTATTGGTCTACCCAATGTATTAATATTTCCAGATAAAGTTATTTCATAAGTACCAGGATTTACATAGGTATGTGTTGGTTCAATGTTTGAACCAGATATATAACTTACGTCGCCATCACCCCAACTTGCTGTGTATAACGTTGGATAAGATTGTGCATCATCAAATCCACTAATGAGAGAAGGTATTCCTACTTGATAATTTGAACCTGTGATATAAACTTCTAATACCATATCACTATCATCAACCGAACTAAATACAAATGAAGATATTGGTGCTGCAGTTGTAGTTGTAGTTGTAGTAAAATTTAATGCTTCAGGTAATATAGGTCCTAATAATTGAAGTGAACATTCTCCATTTTTTAAATTGTAATCATTAATTGCTCTTAGGTGATAATAATTACTTCTAAATTCAACAACATCATTTAATTCTATTTTAAAATAATCAGCTAAAGGAATTATAGCTGATGCATTTAATAATTTAGTTCTAGAATTATATAAAAGGCTTACATACTCACTCCAATATTCAGAATATAAACTTTCATTAGGAACTTGTCCATAAACAGCTTCTTCATTATAAAACAAAAGGGATTTAGAGCCGGTAGTAGGAAACGAACCTGTTACTACATTATAATTGTCAAAATAAGGAAATGCAGTTTGCTCAAATCCAACACCTCCAAAACCAGTTGAGCCACTTTCAATATAATAAGATTCACAATCTAACATCCCATTATAAAATAATAAGCGTGGTTGTACCCTAGCCGGTGTGTACTCTGGACTATTGATATAAGTTGGTATGTATATTGGTATAATAGCCATTAATTTATTTTATATACATTTACTATTGATTATTACATTCGAAACAGGTATCAAATATACCCAATATAGGATTAGAATTTGGTGTAATAGTTCTACTAACATTATCAAAACATTGATTTGTTCCTCCAGCAGTTGCAGAATATGCGTATATAATACCAGGGTTATCTCCTTCGTTTGTATTAGAATAGAATTCACCAACAATACTGCCACCACAAAGTAAACCTGTATAATAATATGGACCTGCTGCAGTTGTAGTTGTAGTACTCGTAGTAGTTGTAGGATTTTGACAAACTAATACCCACTCATACGCATCACTAATAGGTGATACAGGATCCGCTGGTCCTGCTTCAACTAACATATGTCTACCTGTTCCACTATTGAATGAGAATAAAATATTACCATCCGGGTCTACATTATTACTTGCTCCCCAAGGACCAGGGTAAGTAGCGTATCCAACCCAACCAGAAGAAGTAACAAATCCAGCTGAATCATATAATGTAAATCTATTAGGTCTATCATAAGCGTAATAAAATAAAACATTGCTTGATGAAACTGCGTTACAAATAGATGCAGTTGGATATCCATAATAATTGGCTGGTGAATAACTTCCATATTGATTTATACCACAATCAACACAAGCAGTTGTAGTAGTTGTAGTTGATGTTGAAGTACTCGTTGAAGTACTCGTTGAAGTACTCGTTGAAGTACTAGTCGATGTTGATGTACTTGTTGAAGTAGAAGTACTTGTTGTAGTACTCGTACTTGTAGTTGTAGTAGATGTACGATTTATTATAGTATTTATTACATCATCTAATATAGGTCCTAATAATTGTATATTACATTCACCATTCTTTAAGTTATAATCATTTATAGCACGTAAGTGATAATAGTTTCCACGCAGCTCGACAATGTCATTTAGCTCCATTTCAAAATAATCAGCTAATGGTATTATAGTAGATGCATTTAATAAACGAGTACGTGGGTTATATAGTAACTCAACATATTTTTCCCAATATTCAGAATATAATGTTTCAGTAGGTACTTCACCATATACAGCTTGCTCATTATAAAACAAAAGTGATTTACTATCAGTTGTTGGAAATGAACCTGATACAACGTTGTAGTTATCAAAATATGGAAATGCAGTTTGTTCAAACCCAACACCTCCAAAGCCAGTTGAACCGCTCTCTATATAATAAGATTCGCAATTTAACATACCATTATAAAACAATAATCTAGGTAGTACTCTACTAGGATTATAATTCTGGTCTGAAATATAAGTTGGTATATAAATTGGTATAGTCGCCATAGTTATTTATTTTAGCAGAAGAATCCAGTTCCAGCTCCTATTATTCCACTAGCTCCTTGAATTGGATAAACTTCTAAAGTTAACGGGTCAACAACCTTAATATAATTACTAACAACACTTTGTCCATATTGGTCATAATATAATACTTCTCCTTGAAGAATTTGACCTGATATAGTATATACATCGTAGTTATCATATATTCCACATGCACTTTGAGGATTACTTTGATTTGATAATTTAACATTACCAACATAATATGCATTTATAGGTGGATTTATACCCGCTACAGAACCAGATAAACCTGTTCCAGCTATTCTAATTAATGGAGTTGATGCTAAAGTTGTTTTAACTTCAAACTTACCTTGTGAAAAGAAGTTTTCTGTATCTATATAATATTGTTTTCCGTATTCTCTATTAGCTGCTTTACTAAATTGTTGAGATATATAATCAGTATCTAACGTATCACCAAAGTTTAATTCGTTTACAGCTAAGTTATTAGCTGGAATTACTTCTATCTTCTCATCTAAATTTATGTATTTATTAAAATCTTTTATTTCTCCACTCTTATACCAATTGTTAAATGTTTCAACTATGAATTCATTTTTTCTTGTTTTAGATGGATATATTACTAAGTTAAATTTTTTTTGAATTCCTTTAATAAAATCTATTTGTTTTATACCACTAGTACCAAATGGCATATTAGCTGCTATATCCATTACCCTACCATCAGCTGCTTGCTTTACTTCAGTTATTTCTAAAAATGATTTAGTTGTTCCTTGCGGGTCTAATGTTACTGTTGGTTGGACAGTTGGTAATGCATTATTAGGACTTTGTTTTATTTGAAAATAATAATTACCTACTGGTATATCATCAAGTTTAAATTCAGTTCCTAATTCATACGTTGTATTAATCTGACCACTTCTACTATTTTGTAGTTGGTCAAAGAAAAATATATAAGATTGTATTGCTCTAGTTGAATAAGGTGTAGAGCTACCTGTTTCTATCATTCTTATTTGCCATGTTCCATTTGCAGTAAGTGTACCAGGCATATTATTTACTGAACAACTTACATTTATGTTTATGTTTAATTTACCTGATAGATTAGTTCTTTCTTTAACTTCGTATGCACCATTATTGTAAAAGTTTTGAGGGTCTGATAATACATTAAACCAAGGTAATGTAGTAAAAGTTCCTGCAGTTAATACCTTATCAGTCATTCCACTACCGGATATTGCACCTATTTTTATTTTACCATAGGTTTCCAAATCAACACCTGCAAATTCAGGATACTTTAATGAGTTATTACAAACTAAATAAACATCATCTAAAAATGGTTCATTCATAAACGAACCTGTGTATGTATATCCAGTAGAATCAAATATAGCATCCCATACTTTTTTCATACGGATTGCCGGTTTAAAATTTTGTACTGTTAATGCGCCATTGTCATCATCCATACCAAATAATTCGTATTGACCTGATGTATATTGATAACCACTACCATAATCAGCTAATGGATAAACAATATCACCATTGAATAAATTACCACCCCAACTTGCTGAAATATTATTATACGATGCAGTGTGATTATATACTGAAAGATTACTTAAATCAGTTAAGAATGTTTTGTTAATTTGAATACCAAATGCAGATAATGCACCATATACCGATACTTCATATGAATCAATAAATTTGTTTGCATAGATATTAACTTTATTAAGTTGTAGATATCCTTGTGATAAATACAAACCATCAAAATCCAAATAACATGGAACTTTAATATTGGTTGCAAATGTATCAGGATTAAGTACACTAATATCGTATACGTGTTCAAAGAACGCGTTATTCTTTTTAGTTCCCGGTAATTGTATCTGACGAGTAAAATCAGTTGGTAATACACCCAAATCAAAAAGACCTGTAACATTATCAGATAATTTTATTTCTTCATCTGCAAATAGGTCTAGTATTACATCATTCGCAACTAATTTAAAAATAAAACCTTGCGTGCTAGTTTGGCCCATTATATTATTAATTTATAGGATTGTCCCCAATCAAAATCAAATTGGTATTGAATTAGTTTATCATTTACTCCTGTTTTAAATACGATGTTATTTGTTGTAATTGTAATAGGTCTTACAAGTTCAGTTGTAACAACACCTGATTGAAATCCATTATCATATCCATTATTAAATCCTTCACCAATTGCGTCTTGTCCATAAACCCAATATATTTCATCAGAAACTAATAATTGTTTTAATATATCATTATAATCTTCACTAATATATGGACTATTTACACTTAGAGTTTGTTTTGAATCTGTAAGATAGTTTAAGTTTGAGCTATCATAGTTTTCATAACTTAATGTTGAAGCTTGCCATGAACCTAGTTGTGGCTGATATGTACGTTTAGTAGATGAGAAACTTTGACGATTAACTAAATAAAAATTAAAGTAATCAAATTGTCCATATCTATTTTTCCATTTAATTCTAACGTTTGGATATTTTTGGATACAATCTTTTTCAAATCTTATAGAACTACCTAATGCAGTTGAACCAGAAAATGCTTGTACACTAAAGAAATCTTGAATTGGATTAAGAGGCCAATCATCACAAGCAGTTCCAATAGGAAAATAGTTTATTTGATTTGAAGATGATACATCACCACTAATTACATAGTTTGCATTACCTAATGAACCTGAATAAACTAACTTTGTAATTATTGGATTACCTATATTACCACAATACGCACTTAACCAACCTACTGTACCTTCTAAAAAAGATTGTGTTACAGGTCCATCGGTCATTATCGGCCAGTAAGCTGATTTAGATACGATTTGTTGGTTGATAGGTTCTTGAAATATTGCGTACCCATCTAATGCTTTATATAATCCTGTACTTACTTTGGATGATGATACAATTACGTTTGAAGCGTTTGTAAAGTTCCAATAGAAATCAGCTTTATAATAAGTTACGTTAGAATTGTTTGCAAAAGATAAATCAGTAAGGGTTGAATTAATTATTCTACTTACATCAAACATACCTACCAAACTAGTGTTAGGATACTTTGTTAATGTGTAATCCGCAACTGAACCCGATTGATTGGGTGCACCATTCCAATAATACAAGTCTGCAAAGTATTGAAATGAGGAACTATAAACAACATTCGTATTTTCAAACACAGTAAACACCATTGGTGATTGTGCTAACGATGCCGAAGCTGGGTATTGTGTTATACTAAGTGACATAATAAAATCTTTATTCTTTATTATTTAACCAACGAAAACCGATTTGTATTTGATGGTTACCTAGCTTTAGCTCTTTCCGCACTTAAACTACGAAAAGCCCTATCCAAACCTATTTTTATTATAGGTAAGAAATCCTTCTCCATATATCCACCAATATACGCATCTATTTTCTTTTTTAATAAAGGGTCTTGTGATGCTTTCTGAGCGAATGGTCTTGGGTTACCCGCACCAACGCCTGTATCATTACCCTTTTCTACAAATACACCATATCTTGCGCCCGGAGGTGCATATTGTAAGGATACATTAAATGATGGTTCTGGTATTTTTAATTTTGTTTTACTTCTAGCCTGCTTTGATGTAATCATTCGGCTAGGTGTATTGTAAGACCCAATAGTTTTATATAAATTACCTGTCTTATACGCAGGTTTCCAAGGCCCACTCACCATATATAGTTGGGCTAACGATGTGAATGTTTTGGCTACTTCTTCTAATTCTTTCATTAATCAGCTAATAAATTATATAAACATCTTGGTCTATCGTTATGAGTAGTAAGGTCAAAGGTTGCTACCCATCCACCCAATCCGTTATCAAATTTATCCTTAAATGCTTCACAGCTTATAGTACCATCAATATCGAAATTGGAGGTGGCATATTGAGTGTATGATACCAAGTCATTGATTATAGATAGGGTATTAGCATGTATATCAACCGTGTCATCAGTACCATAAAAAGGTATTGTTTGTTTATTATATACACCTGTTGATTCGTTGTTTTTTAATTTAATCTTATCAGCAATTGTAAGTTGACAAGTATAAACAGTTTGAGAGCCATCAAATACTGCATTTGTAATAAGGATATTACCTAATGGATATTGAGGAAATTCTTTATCATCTATTTCAAAGATATCACCTTGCGTTGCACTTTCAATAGCAGGATGATTACTCATTATTGTTTCAAAGTAATCCAACACATTATAGTACAATGAATAGTTTGTACCGGTATTATTTACTATGTTTGCCATATTATTATAATTGGATACCTCCGAAATATTGATTAGTAAAATCAGGATATACCTGCGTTAAATTACCAACACTTTGAAGATATTGTGGTATTTGATTAGAGTACGCTACTAAATAGTTTTGTAGTCTTGTTGCGTAAAAATCAGCAGAGTTCATACACTTTTGTAATAGATAATCTATTTCATTTTTACCAGGAGCTACTGATTGTTCTGATTGATGTTTTACAGCTCCTTCGGATTTGAATTGTACTGCGGAAAATGGTACATACTCTACACAACTATACCATATTAATGTTGGTTTGATGTGGTCATTGATTAGGTCTTGGTAAAATACTGATAATGTATTTACTGTCCCAGCCTCAATATGTCCTTGCAAATAATAAAACAATACCGTACCCAATAGGTTTAGCATGTATTTATCCTGCGCTGTTCTCACAAATGGTAACAGTCTATCTGCATCTATTGCACCCTGTAAAGGTGAATTTTTAATAATATCGTTTCTGCTTACAAATAGTGCGTAGCTCATTTCTTATAATTTATATGTTTCATAGTTCTTAGAGAAGTTAGGATTAGATTTTGAATAATCCATTAGTGTTTCTTCTTCTATATTAGTATCAACCGCTCCCTCATCTTCAATAGTTGAAGGATTTTCCATTTGTTTATCAGTTTCTTCAGCCACTTCATCCACTGTTTGTCCTGTTTCTTCTGCTTGTTGTGATAAGATTGCCAATGGTGTTAATTGTTCAAAGTATAATTCAGTATCATCGTATCCACCTTCAGATAACGCAGTAGTTATAAAATTAATTACTAAGTTTTGGAATGGATTAATTGTCATTGTTTGTAAGATAGAGAATGCTGTTTTCATTTCCTCTGATTGAGAACTGAAACCATTAGCTACAGTTCTGATACCAAACAATAATGGAGATGTTACTCTATGTCCAACTAAGATTCTATCTTGTGCGTATTCAGCAACATATTTGTATTTGTCGTGTAGGTTATCTATGTTGATTGTATCCAATGTAGGTCTCCTATCAGCATCATCGTTAAATGAAATCATAAATCTACCAGCGTTTCTAGTGCCTGTAAACTTCTGCTCAATCATTGATTCTATCGTTTGTCTTTCTTCAGGAGCTGGAATACCATTGTTCATATTAACCATTACTAACGGCATAAACCCATTCTCAATATTGTTTAAGTGAAGATTACTTAATTCAGCTTCAACAAATGCAAATTGTAAACCAGGCATCCAATCAGGTAAACTATAATAGTATTTACCAGGTGTATAGTTCTTAATATAAAGTAACTCCATCTTTTCATTAGATGTTCCAAAAGCAGGTATTTTCTTTTTAGATTTTTGTGCTCTTTGGTCAGCCCAATCAGTACAATAGAAATAATTTTCTATTTTAGGATTATCATATATCTTTTCAGCACGAATATTTTGTATAGGAGTATGATAGAACTTAACTACTTTAGTATGCTCATCATTCCAATATACTTGGAACGCACTATTACCATATAGTTTTAAATCAAAGATTACTCTTTTAATTTCTTCTTGCGGAATTATTTTAGTTAACACATTCTGAAATGCTTCATCTTTAGAATATATTCCTTTACCAAATATTAAATCGGCAATACCTTCAATACAAGCTGCATTAGTTGTAGAAGTTGTATAACTATCTGTGATGTTTTGGAAGTAATCATCAGGTGTTATAATACCAACAGGCACCCATTGATAGCGTGTTTTAGTATCCTCTACTACAATAGGGATTTCTTGCGATGTTAGGTTTACTACCGAGAAACTTTGTTTTTCTTTCATTATTATTGCATTATAATATAATCGTTATCAGTTAGGTTACTAATATATCTTTGTTCAACACCTAATTGATTTTCATAAGCCGCTTTATCTATTGATTGGGAAGCAAATACTGAAATAGAACCATCCCATATTGATGAGGTTCTATCAGTTATAAATGCTCTATATTGGTCACCAGTTTTTGCGCCTGAAATAGATGCAGTCCAATTAAGGATACCCTCATATGCTTGATATGTGTAAGGTCTGCCTGATGCACTTATTGACGAAGTTGTATTCACCAATGTCAGCATATTCTGCAGATTGAGCGTAAGTTGTGATGAGCCGGTTGGAGCTATTCTAAATGAGTAGTTATTGCTTCCAGATATGAAATAAGCTAGCATTAGGTTGTACTTAAATTGTTTTATCTATACATTTAACAATGATGTAATGAAAAATAGTGATTGCATAAAAAAAGGGAGAACTGAGTCTCCCTTTAATATTCTTTAAGTGTATTACTGATTAGTTCGTACCATTCACTATTGTTGGTGGGTTTGTCACAGCTCCAAATGGTGAACCAAATGTAGAGCCAGAGATAAACGGTGCTGGTAATTGTTCTTGTCCAGTGAAAGTTACAGAATAACCATAAAGGTCTCCCATAGCTGCACCAGTCTGAATAGTACCACCTGTTACATCTGCACCTTCTCTTTGTCCTACTAATAGAGTATCTCCATTCATAGTGTGTACAAAGATTTGAGGTCTTCCGTAAGCCATCAACTTTAATTGAGTAGTCATCTCATTTGTCAACTTCTTAAGATTCAATGTTAATTCTTGTGAAAAGAATGTAGTTCCATTTTCTCTAGAAGTGTTGACAGTTTCAGTATATGCACTTGTTCCTTTTAGGTCATAGTAGTAAGCGGTAAGGCCTGTTGGTAGAGTTTCAATTAATGCATCTCCATCACCATTGGTTATATTAGAAAGTGAAGCTGTGTAGTTTACGAAATAAACTCCACTAATCCCACCTACTGATTCCTTACAAACTTCGTTACGGCCTGCTGTTAAGTTACACGGCATAATTTTTAGTTTTTAAATTTTAATTTTTGTTCTGAAACTTAAAGAGTGAGAGAGGGAATTCCACCCTCTCATTATTCACTCAATTAAATTAATAGTTTTTGTGGATAGCGATATCGTTACCAATACCAAATACAGTATCCGCTGTATATCTCATAATGATTCTAAAGTTTTGAGAACCATCTAAGTCAGCCATGTCCAATACCTTTACTTCATTATAATCTGAAAGTAAGCCAGTTCCGAAGAACAAGTTAGATTTTTGAGCAACTACAACTGCAGATGATGCTAAACCTGGACAATATGCCATTTCAATACCATTGAAGTTAAGTGGTTTGTCACCTACGTTCATTTGGTTGTTCCAGCCATTCGCTCCTTGTGCACCACCAGCTAATGCTTGTTGATAAGCTTTAACTACGTTTGTTGGTACATAGATGAAAAGGTCTTCTTTACCATACACAGTTTGAGGAATTACGTCCACTAATGAATTCAACACAGATAATACGTTTGCTGAAGTAATTGAACCCGAAACTGATGAAGTTACAGGAGCGTTTACACCACCTGCTACTACTGATGAAGATAATTCGTTGTAGATACCTTGGAATTGTCCGTTAGTAGATGGATTACCTTGCCAAATAGAAGTTTCAGTTGCGTCAGCTACTTTACCACCAACATAACTAACTAAGAAGTCAGTAAAGTTAGCAGGGATAGTATCAAATGCACTAAATCCTAATTGTAGAGCTTCCCAGCTATCTACGAATTCTGCCTTACACAAGCTTAAGTTAACTTGTAATTCTTTTGGCTCTAATATTCTTTCGGTAAGAGCCACAGTACCCGATGTTGCGAAATCACAAGATGCGTTATTAACGATAGAGTCTACAGCAATCCTTGAGATTACTGATTTGTACTTAACGTTAGGCATGATTGTGATGTAACCGTTGTCCAATGTACGAGCAGAAAGTAATGCCGCTGCAATATATTTGCCTGCGAACTCACCTGCGTAAGTACTTGTAACTGACGGTTGTTCAAAATTTTGTTTTTTTCTCATGTCAATAAGTTTTTTTTGTTTATTTGTATAATTTAGATAAGAAATTAGATTGTGTACCCACAACTTTATCTTTCCTACTCATTTTAATATTTTGTGTTTTAGAAGGATTCTCCTCAATAGGTGCTCCATCTAATTTAGGAAGGTCTTCTTCCATTTTAATATCAGCTTCTTTTTTATCTTCAGCTGGTTTACCTTTAATTTCTTCTTCTTTAACATCTTCCATCTTAGCTATTTTCTTTTCCATTTCAGAAATACGATATGCTAAATCAGAATACTTCTTTTCCATATCTTCAGGAATTGATTCAACAGGTAAATCACCACCATCTTCATCTTCACCACCGATATCTTCACCAGCGATTGATGCCATATCTTCAGGTATTTTCTTTACTTCTTCGTCCTTAGCACCATCTGCTAATTCAACGTTTTCTCTTTCAGTAATTTTACCTTCTGCATCTACGATAATCTTAATTCTAACATCTTTTCCTTCGCTATCTTTAAGGATTACTTCGTGTTCGCCTTCTGGTGCTGGAGATTTAGTACCATCTTCGGATACTACTTCAGCTAATTCACCTACATCAAAGGTAGGAGATTCTAAGATTGTTCCATCAGCTAACTTAGCATATGTCATTTCAACAGGCTTATCTGCTGATAAAGCTGCTATAATCTTATTTAATACGTGTTTTGCGTTCATATTATTGTTTGTTTAGTTATTTAACAAAGTTATTTTACTTTGTAGTTATTTTTTAAGGATTTGTTGTTGTTGTAGTAAAATACTCCGTTGTTGTAGTAGTACTAGTAGGAGGGAACGTAGTTGTAGTTGTAGTTCCCGCAGTTGTAGTAGTTGTAGTTCCAGCCGTAGTAGTAGTTGTTCCCGATGTTGTTGTTGTAGTTGTACCTGCAGTTGTGGTTGTTGTACCAAACGTTGTTGTAGTTGTTGTCCCTGCAGTAGTTGTAGTTGTACCAGCGGTAGTTGTTGTAGTAGTACCATCAGTTGTAGTTGTAGTTGTTGGTGCTGCAGTAGTTGTTGTTGTACTACTAGTTGTACTAGTAGGTGGAGTAATTGTTGTAGTTGAAGTTGTAGTTGGTGCTGCAGTTGTAGTTGTTGTACCTATACAAGTTGCACAATCAGCGAAAGAATCTCCCCATATTGCTGATGCAAATACTACTTCATTAGAAGCACTTATAAATGTAAAACAACTGCCACTATCAAATACACTCGGTTGTTCTGCTGAATAAGGTTTGTAAACCAAACTTGCAGTTGGTGGTGCTAAAGCATCAGCTTTGTACACAGTGTACACTATTGATGAGCTACAATTTTGAAGATAATATTTTGGTTGTTCTGTAGTTGTAGTTGTACTAGTTGGAGCTACTGTAGTTGTTGTAGTTGTTGGTGGAGCAGTAGTGGTAGAGGTTGTAGTAGGTATTAGTTTACCCAATATGACATCATCCATTCTTTGTGAACCTAACATCACATCGTTTATTAAAGTATTTCCTAAGTAAACTGTTTCCATATTATTCAAATCGATTTAAATCAACATTGTATTTCATTCCTATTGTAATTGGATAATCATACAAATCTACTGCCATTCCTTGTCTAGCTCCTTCGTAATTACCTAAGTAGCTAATTGGGTCAGATAATGAAAAAGTTTGGATATATTTTACTATATTATCTTCATCTATTAATGCGTAAGTTCTAATTGGGTATTGTTCACTCATATTATTATAATTTATTTTTATCCAATAACCATACTCAATGGTGGGGTTATGGTTGCTCCTGTATATCCTTTATCAGTTCCTTTGTATATTCTAAAGTCTTGAAATTGACCAATTTGAGCTGTATCACCTGCTTGTGTTCCTAATAATTGATTTGGATTATTATCTCCAATTGTTAATCCGTTACTAAAATTTATTACTCTCGTACCATCCCAATAACAATAAAAGTTATTTCCACTTCTTACAAAAGCCCAATGTCTCCATACATCGGCTGTTTTTGCTAAATTACCTGCTGAATCTTGAAATATATCACCAGGTCCAACAAGGAATCTAATGTAGGCTGGGTTTTGACTAAATGTAAAGTTACCAGTATTTGAATATGCTCTTAACATAGATATGCCAACATTAATAATAGTTGCATCAGTATTTACCCACATTTCCCACACAAAGCTTGAATTGCTCATTTTTAAATCAGCAGGTGTTACTGCACCTCCAAATGCGCCAGCGTTTTGGTCACCAGCAATCTTTAATGAAGTAACATATCCATCACTTGCAAACTTTGTTTTACCTGCAGTAGCTTGATATGTTCCACTACCAGTTACAGCAAATTTATAATTAGTTCCGCTTCCTTTAATAGATGCGTGTATATCAGAATCAAAATTAGTCATTCCAAAACTACCAGAGAAGAAATTCATTGGTTGTGCATATGCTATAAAAGATGCATATGGGTCAGGTCTTATAGTAGCTCCTGCTGCTGCAGCTGCTACCGGAACTTCTCTCAAATAACTAAATGGTTGTACTATCATATTATATAAACTTTTTACTTGCTACTAAGAATACATTTGATGTATCTAATGCTACGAATGTTAATATATCCGTTTGATTTGAACCTGATGTTACAGTGTATGCACTTCCGCTAATCTGTCTAACATTACTACTAAACGATGCGGTTGCTACTAATGTTGGTAATGCAGCTACTGCTGTATTCATTTTTAATATACCTGATTCACCAGGTTTTAAATTAGTTACATTTATATGGAATGAACCAGATGCCGAACCGGTAAAGTAATTACCTAAACCAAAGTTCAAACTCATTGTTGCTGATGTGATTGGAGTTGATACTACATTCATATCTACCGAACCTGTAATACTTAACGAACCAGTCACTCCTAATGAACCTGTCATTAATGTTGAACCAGATACCGATAGACTAGGAAATCCTAAACCATTAGAACTTGATACAATGATTGAACCAGTTACTTTAAGGTCTGAACCATCAAAGGTAAGATTACTCTCAACATTTCCTCCATAAGTAATAAAATCATAACTAATAAGTCCATTATTGGTTGTGCCAGTTAATGCTAATAAGCCTGATGTACCAGATGTTCCTGAAGTTCCTGATGTACCTGAAGTACCATTAAATCCATTTTGAAATGTAAAATAAGTAGGGTTGATATCTGCTGAGCCGGTATTAAATGATATTGATACTGACCAACCGCCTCCGCCGCCGGTTGTACCGGTTATTTGTCCGTTCATAAAGTTATTAACAGCCTCAGCCGCACTACCATCGTATATCTTTATAAAATCACCAATTTTCCAAGCATAATAAGAAACATTACCTAAATCAGGTACAATTGTAATTACACTTCCGGATACAGAATTTGTTGTTGCAGAATTTTTTACTAATGATGTAAATCCAACCCCATTTGTTCCACTAGTTCCAGAAGTTCCATTAGAACCTGCTCCTCCACTTATTCCGCTTGTACCAGAAGTACCCGATGTTCCGGATGTGCCAGAACTACCGTTGATTCCAGAAGTGCCACTAGTGCCTGATGTACCTGATGTTCCTGATGTTCCATCACTACCGTTGAATCAGGAAGTGCCGCTTGTTCCACTGGTACCACCGCTACCGGCAGTACCATTTGTTCCGCTTGTTCCACTGGTACCACCGCTACCGGCAGTACCATTTGTTCCGCTAGTCCCACTTGTTCCGCTAGTACCTGATGAACCACCGCTTCCTGCAGTGCCATCTGTCCCACTCGTTCCACTGCTTCCCGCAGTTCCATTAGTGCCGCTTGTACCAGAAGTACCTGAAGTACCGCTACTACCTGATGTTCCGCTTGAACCCGAACTGCCACCACTTCCTGCAGTGCCATCTGTTCCACTAGTCCCACTGCTACCTGAAGTACCAGAGCTGCCTGATGTTCCACTTGTGCCTGAAGTTCCACCACTACCTGCAGTACCATTAGTGCCGCTTGTACCACTGCTTCCAGCAGTACCCGTTGTTCCATTTGTACCTGAAGTACCCGAAGTACCTACTGGTAATTGTGCTATGATAAACAACATATCCTCATTGTTAGTAAACGAATATGTTGATGTTATTAAAGTTACTGGGAATGTCCAATAAGTTGTATTATCTACGCCTGTTCCTACTGTCCATCTTTGATATTCAGTATGTACTGCTTGGTCTTGTAATACTATGATTGAGCCTGATGGAATATTACCTAAGAATATATCATCGTTATTTCCATTTTGGTCCGTATCACTTACACTTATTGATGTTGCTGATGCTTGAGTTGCGTTATTCCAAATTATATGTCCATTACCAGGGTCACCACTTGTTATATTAGTCTTTGCTTGATAATTAAAGAATGTATTTGATTGTCCATCTTGTCCACTTGTACCAGAAGAACCAGTTGTTCCTGATGTTCCCGATGTGCCTGCTGAACCTCCACTTCCGGCCGTACCATTTGTACCACTTGTACCTGAAGTACCACTGGTGCCACTCGTACCACTACTACCAGAAGTTCCTGAAGTGCCTGATGTACCCGAAGTTCCTGCTGAACCTCCACTACCTGCAGTTCCATTAGTGCCACTAGTGCCACCACTTCCTGCAGTACCGTTCGTTCCACTAGTCCCGCTACTTCCTGAAGTACCCGATGTACCGCTCGTACCACTACTGCCTGATGTACCTGATGTACCTGCACTTGCGTTTGTTCCTGAAGTACCTGATGTACCATTTGTACCCGATGTACCGTTTATGCCGCTTGTACCATTTACTCCACTAGTACCCGATGTACCACTACTACCTGCAGTTAAGTTTGAACCTGATATAATATAAATTGTATTAGGGTCAGTTGTATTACCTGATACTAATGTTGCGTATGATGCAGATGTTATTGTTATAACATTTGTTGCTACCGGTACATTTGTGTATATATCGTATATGTTTGAAATTAAGCTACCGCTATAAATTCCAATTGATTGTTTTATTGAACCAGTCACTCCTAAAGAGCCTGTGATTTGTGCTGAACCGGTGAATGGGAAATCCAATGATGTACCAGAAGTTCCTGATGAACCACCGCTTCCTGCAGTACCATTTATTCCACTAGTGCCCGAAGTGCCGCGTGTACCCGAAGTACCTGATGTTCCTGAAGTACCCGAAGTGCCACTAGCACCAGCTGAACCGGTAATTACCAT